GAGGCGGATAGCCTCGCAGACAGCTTGTCTGTAGCCGCTGAGTAGTCAATGCTGAACCACTCAAGCGGTCCGTCACCAGTGAGAACTGGGTTGACGGCCAAGTCATAGAGATCTGTTGTCTGGAGCGGAGCCCCAATCAGACGAAAACAATCCATCTCACGCAAGACACCATGCAAAGCTTTTTGGAGCCTTTTTGAAGCATAGTAGGGTGCTGCATTCCCCTTTGAGATCACTCGGACCTTCAAGGGTTCTAGGACCGCCTGGATGGTGGCCTTCAGCACGCGCTGTTCCTGCGCATACATCACGTTAGTGCGACGTAGATGGTCATACCACTCACGCTCCCCATCGGGATATGCGTAAGTCTCTATAATGACGTTGAGCTCCACACGTCCGCTGACAATCGCCCTCGGGTAGAAAGTCATGCAAACGAGATCAGGATTGAGTCTCCCGACTGAGCTAGCAACGTGGTTCTTGGGATTAGCTGCCTGGATCCTTGGTAATGTTCGCATTAATGAACCAAGTTGTCCGCCTTTGGCACGACTCGCCTCCCAACAGGCCCGCGTTGACGCGCTATGGGAGGTTTCCTCGGGAGTGAGCCAATCGGCCTCCCGTCCGGCAGTCGAGTAAACTTGCCGAAGAGTCTGTCTGACCTTTTTCAGGACAGGCTTCAAATCCTTCATCACACGGTCGTGTGTTGTGTCTGTAATAGGGTCATCCTGATCCATTGCTTCTCTGTGCTCTCTGTAGGTGGTTAAAACCAATTCCTCGGAAGCAGGGGCAGCGCATCGCTTGCCTTGCAGAAAAGAGTACCACAAATGAGTATTCTTGACACAGAACACACGTAACCGTGAGTTGGCCCAGTTTCTGTACTGGCCGATGGGCGCGAACGCCTTATCGGGAGACTTTGGTGCATCACACCGGAGATATCTCGCCATGGGAGCAACAGTAAGGTACTTTGCTCTCTTGAAGTAGATGGCTTCTTCTGAACACGTCAGATAAGCCATAGCCTGGGTCCTGAAGCTGTCAAGTACAGCCTGAGGGGCTCCGTGGTGGTCCAAAATGAAAACCAATCCACGGAGCAGCGCCCGAGCTCTCTCGCTCGCCACCAATAGTTGATTGGCGGCAGCGATCTCCCCAACGACGACGTCGTCGGGGACAGGAGGCTCATGAACTCCTGAGGCCCGTGAGGGGCCCAAATTTTGTGTAGCGGCTTCGGCCGGGTGAGCTTTGTCTCCCGCGGACACGGTATCGAACCCAGATACCTCCTCCGCCACACT